TAATTGAGACGGATTTGCTTCTAATTGTTGTGGGATCTGAAAATAACCGCTTGCAGCTGGATCTAATTCATCACGTGTATATGTTTGGATTTCAACAACAGGTGGTTGTTTCTGTTGTGTAAGTAATAAATTGGTTAGATATACACTTAGGTCAACATAAACAGTATCGTTGACTACCACAAATCCATAACCATCTGTTTGTTCGGAAGAGCTCTTGACTTCAATGCCATTAACAATTACAATGATATCAGGAGAATGCGTTGAAGTTCCAGGATATCCGACAGGTGTTGCACTCAATTTAAATTGATATTGCGATCCAAAACCCACAACATATTTGTCAATAACTCGCTGTTTACTTGTTTCGATACAGTTACATGGTGGTGTTGGAATAATTGTAGGACAATCACATAAATCATATAAGTTCCAACTATTATAAAGAACCGGTTTAGTAGATTTCTTGTAGTAATAGTAACCATCTATATTTTTAAAATTGTTATAGATATATCTATCAGTAATCAAATTATTTTGAAAAATAATATCTGACGATTGTCCTAAAGATGTATAGATAATAGGAAATCCTAAAACAGGATCAACTGTAGCGCCAGGAGTTGTATCTACCTTATATGAAAATATTTTATTACCTTCAAAATTACTTCCGGGATAAGCAGTAGAATCATCTAAAGGAATACTATTATGATCATACAATTGGAACAACGGTGGTTGATTTATAGAAATTTTATCGTTGAATGCTTCTTGCCATGTACCATTACTGTAATACCATGTTTCGCCTCTTAATGCACCATTATACGGTGCGTCTGCATCAATAAAAACAATATCGCCTTCAACGATAGGTGTTAGATAAGATGTCTTTGGAGAAAATGTAACAAATCCGCTATTATCAATTGAAGCAATAAAAATAAATTGATTTATAGTTTCAATATTACCAGAATCCCAGGAAACAGTGTCCCAATTAAAGGTATCCCATGGATGTATATCTTCGGTAATCTGTGTTGTATCGTTGAAAAATACAACCGAAGTTCCATTGACAATATTAATACCATAGGTGCTGTTTAATGTTGCAGCTAATTTTCCATTAAAATCAGTAAACAATAAAGGATTGCCGATTCCGTTATCTCTGAAACCGTAATCAATTTCATCTCTAAATTGAGTTCCAGATTTATATAAAACTAAATCAGCGATAAACTGAATAATTGGTCGAAGAGCTCTTGTTGCATTCGATGGAAACGAAGTTCCGGTTAATTCTGATACTTTATTGATTACATCAATATGGAACCATTTATTAGTTCTTGACCATGCATTTCTATCTCGTGCACCACGTTCAATGGTGATATAATCTCCTGTTCCTGGCTGTGTTTCTGTATCCCAGGTAGTTGCATCCCAGAATCTATTATCGATAATTCTTCCAGTAGAGAGTTCGATCTCTCCGTCCCATGGTAGATTTTCAAAGATAGTTCCTGCAATGAAATCTGGAAATTTAGGTACTAACTGAATTCCAGTGCAACCACCGAAGTTTTCTACAAGGTGTGGCGAAGAATAATCGGGGTCATCGAGCAACGAAATTACCATTCCTGTCGATAATGTTAATCCCGGAGGTGTTGCAGTATTCGGTGTAGTAAATGTTGGTTGTCCAATAATCGACGAAGCAGTTACCCCAGTAATTTCAATTGTTGGAAGATATTGATCTATCCAATAATAATTTTGATAGTTAATAAACATATCATAATCGATTGGAGGACCGAAACTATAAAACTTAGATTCAAATAATCTATCTTGGTTTAGAATATTTCCACCAAGGGATTGAATTTTATTCAATAGATCTTCATAGAAAAAGATATTTGATTTATTCCCCGAAGTATCAAGAGAATATGCAGTTGATTCTAATTGCCACCAAGTTCTATTTTTAGTTGGTTCTGGTATGTAGAAATCAGAAATAGGATTATATTCGCCAGGATCTCTTCTTCCGAGATATCCCGCTAATAAATCACTATCTTTCTTTGAAAAGACTTGATCAAAAGTAGCATCAAAAAATTTCTTTTCAGTCGTGGTCTGAAATACTGCAGGTAAACGATTTATATAATTCGCCATAATCTTTTAAATTCTTAAATTTTGATTTGTTAGGTTTGCAATAATTTGAACATTATTTACTGTTGCTGTAGACATGAATAATTCTGTCGGTCCTGCAATAATTTCAAATAAATCACCAAATTGTGAACTAGCATTATTAGGAACAATAACTACAGAACTGATAATTCTAGAAAGCTGTTGGTGTATGAATGCTGCTAGTTCTGTGTAGAAAAATTTCTCTCCAAAGTCCCAATTTCTAATATCGAAATAAGCATCAATTGCTTGAATTACTCTTGTCTTAACTTCATTGTCACTGATGCTGGTCGACGGTGCCTTAACAACCTTAAATGTTGCTTGTAATTCAGTTGGTGCTTGTGGTCCAAATAGGATTTTAAAACTACCCGAATTCCAAATCATATTATCACTTAGCATCTTATATTGATCAAGAGCTTGGAATTGAATTCTTAATTCTTCAGTAGTTGGCGGCACTGGCTTTGTAAGTGTTGTGCCACCACTATTTTTCCAAATTACCATATCTCTATAATAGCTATCTGTAATAACAATCATATCGACAATATTAGAAGCAGACGGATCTATGCGTTGATCAATTGGACTATAATGGCTCCATTTAAAATACAATGGTAATCTACTGTCTAATGCAATTGTTTCATTTTGTGTGAATACCTTGCCATTTTTATCGAAATGTGTTGTATCTAAGTTTTCTTTAGCAATTTGTCCGCTTGGGTAAGCTAGAAGATTACTGGTTGTTGTAGAATATAAAGTGTAATACACTCCAAATCCCGGAGGACTAATAGAAGAAAGAAGAAAAACCTTATCGTAGAAATATGTTGTAACAATGTCGGATTTATTCACGACATTAGCTGTTCCCATTAACCATGGAAAGGTAGTTGTATCGTTATTAAAGAATGCAGACACCTGATTAGCAATTGTTACCGTGCCAGGTGTTACAGAATCAAATTTTAATTGTGATAGTTGATAGATAAAAATTAAATCATTTGTATCTAATTCTGTAAATTCATATCCTACCGCACTATAAGATGCAGGATTTAAAATATATGCATTCTGTGTAGTAGGATTGAATTGAACGTTTGCTATAAATGGTGCATTATATAAAGTTGTATCTGTTCCAACTGTTGGATTCAATACTGGAAAATAAACATATAGTGTTGTAGAAACATTTTGTAGGTTTATACCCCAAGTTGAAATCCAAGGTCGTGTTGATTGATATCCAGTAATTTCATTTGTATAGAATTCAAATACCACTCTATCTGTATCAGAAACGATTTTGGAAAATCCTGTGGGATCGTCTGGTATTCCGTCGTTATTAGAATCAAGTAATGAAACTTGTACCTTTGAATTATCTACATAACCGTCATCTTGAGTGAATACTCCAGATATATTGAAGGAAATTTCAGTTTCTAAATAAGCCTGTGTTGGATCAGAAATCACAGGTTCGTTGTTATCAATGGTATCATTTGTATTCACAAAAGGCATAATTTCGATTGTATCTTTCAACGCCTGTCCAGATACATTATCAATAATGACCTGGTTTGGTTCCCAATAGAAACGAACATCTCTGTATGATTCAAACACATATGTTCTTCCACGTGCGGTTAAATCATATGTAGTAATTCCTCCGATCGTTGATATACTCACATATAAAATTCCACTATCTGGGTGAATTGACCAATCGGAATAAATTTCTGGAATACCAGCATTTACAATTGCAGGAGGATACACAAATGGTTGATCAGCTTGATTTGAAATTCCTGGTGTTGCGGCAGTCGAAGTATGCCATTCATCGGATAATAAATCGTAATACATATAGAATGAAATACCATTCTGAATAGTAGTAACTATTTCGGCAATTTCTGTATTATTTAAAATATTTCTAAATGTCGGATAGACATGCACGGCCTGATAGTTATTCTGTTCTGGATCACTTAATTCAACTGGACCTATATTAGCAAAAGGATTATTAATATTCACATTCACTACCTGTCCTGACTGAATAACATTATCTACAGAAACAGAATTTAATGTTGCTGTATCTGTCGAATTTAATGCAAATTGGACCACTGATCCGCTTCTAATAAATGCCCATGGTTGGTATAGATCACCATTTACGTTATTGGTACTAAGAGTGTTAATTAACGGAGCAGCCGGTGCGGTCGGACTAGTAGAGTTAACAAAATATCCAGTATCATTCTTAAATTTAGATGGACTAGTTCTCCAATATAATGGTTCCGAAGGATCTCCAATTGTCGGAACTAAATTGAGTAATGATCTTCCAGTTCCGGGTGGATTAACCTTTATGGTAGATTCAAATCCCGGAAGATACGAATCATAGAAGAATGATGTTACGTTAGGATTTTGTAACATATTTTGTATGGCATCAATTAGGATCTGTTCGATTGTTTCTGAATTAGAAGAATTTTCGACTATTTCTTCTAATACATTATCGTTGTCTCGATATAATGCACCGTCTTCGCCGAAAATAATTAAGTCTCTGTGGAATCCGGTGGGATCATTTAAGTCGATATATCTACTCTGTCCACTGAATGTTCTATTAATTGCTTGAATCTTAGAAATTTGATTACCATAAATTAAAGGTAGAACATTATAATCACTACCGTTGACCATTCTAGATTGAGTAGAGAAAACTTCCGGAGCTCTTAATTTAATTTGATCAATTGTTTCGGACGCAGCTGCATTTCCAATTGTTTGTTCAAGATTAAATGTAATCTTTAGGTTATATTGTTGTTGATCTACACCAATATATGGAATTGTTATTGTTAATCCCTGTGCATCAGTTGGACGTATAATTAACGATTGATTGGCACTTATTCTTACCCATGTTCTAAACAAACCGGTCGGGACATTACCGAAATTGCCATCTGCAAATCGAATGGTAACTGTATCATTAGCACCGGAAATTACATCAAAAATATTACGAATTCCAAATTGGATGCTATTGTAAATAATATTTTCACCTGACAATGCAGGAACCTTAACCCATTTGTTTAAAACGTTACCATCTTGATCAGTTTCTTGAACATAAACATCGTCTTGGTTAATATTTTGAATATCAATTGGGAATAATCTATTTGGAACAGGAAATTCGAAATTAGAATCCACATTAACAAGATTTCCTTGTTTAAAATAAAGAAAAAATCCGGTATTTTCAGATGCAACACCTAAGCTATCGTTTCTATAGATAAAATTAAAGGAATTTGATGGATCTGGATCTCTTTCAAATATAGTTTGATTGGTGATAAAATCTGGATTACAGACATCAATTGGATATGTCTGTCCGTTTATTGTAATAGAAACAGGATAGGTAACATTTAGTCTAAGAACGTTATTTAATTGATATAAATCGGTTGGAATACTACCAATTGTTCCACTCTTGGTTGGTTTACCAAATGGATTCAAAGTGCTAAATGCAGAATTACAAATTTGAATAAACTGATCGAACCAATCTGGATTATTTGGATCATTCCAGAAAACTGTTGTTCCATTGAGGTTTGTGCCGTTAGCATCGATTAAAACTTGATCTGTCTGAACAGCTGAAATTTTCATCAATCCACTTGCGGCAACATTTCGTCTTGGAACATAATTTACCATCTGTGCCAAACGAATGATACTTTCTCTTCTTTCTGCAGTATCAATAAAGTTTTCGCGACTATTTAAATCTGTTCTGAATGCTAGACTTGTACCAAAATATGCCAACAATTCAATAATAGCAATAAATTCCGAGCTTTCAACATAATCGTTGAAATCTTCTGGATAATATGTTTGAATATAATTCATTAACGCCTGTTTAAGGCTATCAAAATCATATGCGGTATAATCGATAAAAGAAAAGGCCTTGAATACTTTCTTATAATCCTCGGCCGCAAATAGGTTACTTTGACGAAGGCTTTCTGACATTAGAATGACTCCTGATTCTGTTGGCTAAATGTTACAAATAAACTATCGGTAACCGATTCCGGTTGAAATTTCAATATCATTGCAACAGTTAATGCCTGATCTTCTTGGAATACATCAATTGAAACTAAAGATACTCTTGGATCGGATTGAACAACTCTTGTTGCATCTTGAATAATAGAATTCTTTGTATATTCGTCAAAAGGATCAAAAAGATAACTATAGATTTTTGTTCCATATGTAGGTAGCATTACCCTGGAACCCATTGGTGTAGCAAACTGATTGTTTATATCGCGTTTGACAAGTTCGATATTAGTTAGTGAATAAGGAGGGCGAGATTGATCAACAGTGTTAAAACCAACAAAGTATGGTTTCTTTGTAATTATATTTTTTTGAACAAATCCAAGTTGATTAAGTGCCATATTATTCCCTTTTTGTTATTTATCAAGGAAAATAATATACCAACTTAATAATAACGTTTCAATCCAGAATCATAACATCCACGATACATAGTCATAACCTTCGTGGGATCTGATGTTGATCGTCCACCCGATGAATTATAGCTAAGATGAAACCAGACTGTTTTAGTTCTCGAACTATGTTCAAAAATAAATTGGTCAAACGGAAGATTATCCTTTACCCAGGGAGCATTTTGCCAATAACTATCATATGTCCAATCTGGAAATTGAATATCAACTGCCTGTCCAGTGCAATGCTGACTGATTCCAGGTGGTTTAACAGAATTTTCGTTTCTTATACCAGAATTAATTCTAAAAGGACCAAACTTATTCCACAAAGGTTCCAATATGTTAACTGATAGGGCTTGAAGATTTTCAAACCTTTGTTGTTTTGTTAATCCGAATCCATCATTTAGTTCGTTTGGAAATAAACATCCTCGTGATGTGGTATTTGGATCTCCAGATCCATATCCTACAGTAAAATTTCTTAGAATGAAATTTGTACTCATGGCGATATCATAATTAGATCCATCCCATGTTGGCGAAACAACGGGTGTTCCATTTTTACCAGAGGCAGGCGTATCATTGGTTTGCTTTGGAGGAATCGATGATGGAGGTGGTAATGTAGTCTGTGTTGGTAAGGGCGATTGTTGAATTCCGGTTGTTCCGTTGGTATTATTGCCATTAGCAATATAACCTTCATATTCATCAGCGGTTGGATCCGATTGGTCCGATCCAACCGTAGCAATCAAGGCTTGAGCATTTTCAAAATTGTTAGTTGATAATGTAACTCCGCCAACAACAGTTGTAGGTGCAGCACATGGCATTCTTTATTTCTCCTATGTAGTTGGAAATTTCTTATCGCATCCGTTAGGATCGATGTTTTGTGTGATCATAGAAATAATATTTGGTCCTCTTCTTCCGACCTGAGTGTACCATTTAGAATCTTGTAATGCTTTTCCTGCTACCGAATAATTACCAACCTTCATTGCAGAAATGAAATTGGTAAACTTTGATAGTCTAGTAGGGCCCATATTGTAACAAAGGTCTGCACAGGCACGTTTTCTAACATCGGAAAGATTACCCCATGTATCAATTCCTAGGAGATCTTGAATTCCTTTAATCGAACTTGGTGCATCAAAATTAAACCAAGTTGTAACTTGATCTTCACTTAATGGGCTTGGAACAGGATATTGTGATATTTCATTTGTTCTAAGCAAATGCCCAATTCCGCCTGTAGGTAAATTTCTCGAATCAAGATATGATTGATATTTTACACCTTCGTGTATCTTCAATTGGCATTCATATGCAGGCATATTGAAGTCTTTTGAAACAACACTATTAGAAGATGATTCCGGTTGAACATCTGTATTATTTGCACCAGGTGTAGTGTCAGGCGGTGGAGATGTTGCATTATCATTACCAGGAGCACCAGATCCTTCATATGTTTTATCGCCCTCGGTCTTAACAGGAGTATATCCGGTAATAGAGGATAGTTTAAAATTATCATGTTCTGGGCATGGTTCATATGTTGGGAATCTTGTAACAGTTGTTCTTACACCTTCAGCATTTCTCTTAAACTTATCAGGCGGAACATATATGTCCCAGAAGGTAATATCAAACACCTGTGTAAATGGAACAGAATTCTTCGCGATGTATGCGATTCCTTTATAGGTAACAATATCATTCGCTTTATAATTCTGATCTGGTTGCCATTCTGGAAAATTCGAAATTGTCGACCATGTTGCTAAGATATTGATCTTATCAACCATAGGTTTAATTTCTGCCTGAATTGCGGTTTGTGCAACCAATGCAGGATCGGGACTATTTGGATCTATCGGAGGATTTACTGGTGCGGAACCACCGGTGCTTACTGGACCAGCTAATGTACTTCCACCTGCCACTGTCAATGTACCAACAATTCCAACATCGTCTCCAAAAATTGTGTTTCCGGTAACACCGATTTGATTAGCACTAGAAATTGCAACACCTGTATCGCCATTAATACTGAATTTTGTCTTTGAACACATTGTTACATCATCTTGTGACGATAAGGATATGGAACCATTTGCATTTACACGAATATTTGTTGTGGCAGCAATATCAACAGACGCCTGGGTTGCAAACTTAATTCCCATCTTAGAATTATAATCTTGTCCACCAGCAACAGTTGTTAATGCAAATGAGTTTCCAATATCAATATTCATATTGTTTTGAATCACACTTAAATAGGCAGTGTTATAAGTGGTACTATGCCAATTATTCCATGCCTGCATAACAATATTTCCGCCTTGTCCTTTTCCTTCGCCTACATATTTGAAATAAGGTATTTTCGATGCGGTAGGATCATTATTAACATCGTATGTGAAATCGGTTGTGCTTTGAACAGTATCCATCGCAGCCTTTAAATAGATATTCTGTCCTGCTTCAATATTAATATTTCTATCAGCTCGAAAGTTAATGTCAGCTTGTGATCTTAAAGAAATATTTGCTGCACCAAAAAGATCTATATTTCCTTTTTCATCAATTTGAATCCATCCTGTTCCATCACGATTAATAACATATATGAAACCATTTGTTTCGTCTAATTTAATCTGAGCTCCGGTTTTGGTTGCCAATTGAATATATTCGTGTCCATCTCCGTCATCCATTATGAATGCAGAACCACCCTTTCTTCTTATTGCTTCCGGCGAAGCTGACGCATCAATTGCAGGGCCCGGTGTTAGGATACCAAACACTTGGCTAGGAGATTCTCTTCTAGCTGATGTATTTGTTACACCACGTTGGTCATCTGTTATAAGTCCTTGATTTCCAATACCTTGAAATTTTGTTTGTTCGTATGGTTTTGTAGCAGCATCGGGATCTGTTACCTTTGAATTCCATTTATTATATTCTGCAACTGGTATATTTTTTCCAGGATATTGATAGTTATTTGTACTTGAGGACATTCCCGGAACCATATTATTCATAAATTGGTTATAAAGAGAACCAATCCATATTCCTCTAGACGGGTCTCCGTTTATAAACATTACCAAAACTTGATTGTTAATGTCGGGCGGAATCATCCAGAATCCATAAGAGGTTTGTGTTTTATCAAATGCTTCGAATGCACTTTTTCCCGATGTTTCTACATTTGTTGCTCCTGCAAAAGGTGAACAATAGTTAACAATGACCCAACCATCGGGATTATCTGGTGCAGATCCTAATTCCGGAATCCAAACTCTTAATCTTCCATTTTTTTGAACATCTTTTACATCTTTTACGAAACCAACGAATACACCGAACAATGTCGGTATTCTACCAGCTGGTTGAAACATTTCGTTTTTTGTTGGTTTCGTAGTTCTAGCATGACTATCTAAATATGGCATTATATATTTCCAATTCCTGCTGCGGCAAGGGCTTGAGCAACTGCCTGGTCTGGTGTTGGAATAATTGTAGGAATGTTACTTACCGCTCCTTGAATTTTTCCAACTGTTGTTTGTGCGGTGCTAACAACACTTCCAATTTGATTACGCACAGTAGCAACCTGTCCGTTTATTAAATTTTCTGCAGATGAAATTCTATCTGTCTTAATCGAAAGATCGGGAATAGAAATTGTAGTATCTGCAGTTTGCTGAATAGTTAGATCGGGATTTTTAACAGCATCTTCGATATCTTTTAAGAAGTCTGCAAGATCGATTACGGGATCGATAATACATTCAAGTTCCTGTGTGAATTTTCCATTTTCGAAATGACTTACAACTCTAATAACCTTATAAACACCACTAAATGTTTCTACTTCACTAAATGGATCTGTCGGAGAAGAAGTGGCATTATAGATTCTCGGAGTCCTAAAACGAATTACAATGAAATTATCAGTTCCAAATAAATTAACAGAATTTGGATATTGTATATGAGCTTTCTTTATTTCATTAATGGCGTCTAATGGTGCTAAATTGGATTTGTATGGAAAGAGTGTAATATCTTTGCCAATATTTCGAGGAAAAACCCAATACGGATCACCTTTAATTTTCATTTTCAAATGAGTTAAACTTACATCACCCATACCTTGATATAAGGCTGTTGCAAAAATGCTAGATGTTCGTTGTCTTCCCGGATTGCTGCTAGGATCTATACCAGTTTGAAGGTTAACTTCTTGTGATCCTTCTCTAAATGCAATCGGTCTTAATTTTTCCTTCTTTAAAGATTCTTGATATGAGGTTGCTGTCTGTTGTGCCTGTGTGGAATTAATATTTACATCTGAAATAAATGTTAAATTAATATTATCACCATTACTATTTGTTGCCGATAATGGTTGAGCAAGCGAAACAGCATTTCGTGTAGCCTCCGAAAGTGTCGAAGCATTTCCAATTCCGCCTGCAGTTGTGATTTGATTTGCAGCAGATTGCCTATCGGGATTCTTGGCAAAATTTAAAATTGCGATATATCGTTGTTTTGTATCATTATCTAATTGGGCAGCGTTAATACTCTGAATGGTATTATTAATTTTATCTTGTGATTCTTGTGTATTCGTAGCATTATTAACGAATTGTAAAGTTTGGCGTACCTGTTCAGCTGCATTCTTAGCAGTCTCGGCATTATTATGAGCAACCACACCGTATTCATTGGTAGCAGTATCTGAATAAATTCCACCAAATCTGGATAGCGTCGATATAAATGAAAAATTCATGTTTAAATCTAACTCGAGAATTTGATCATTTAAACCGGTAAAGATATAATTATATTTCTTATTTAGAATTTTTCTCTTTGCATATTCAGCAAATCTTTTCTTAGCTGCACTAATTGTATCAGGTGTCTGCCCTGTTTGAGCAGCATCGACATCTAGAATGCCTATATCATATTCGACGATATAAATGGTAACTTCAACAGCATTATCTTGACGCAAGGCATCATAAGCAATTGGCTTGGTTTCTGTAATAACTCTCCATAGAGTTTTCATTTGTGTTGGTTCTTGATTTATCGAATTTGGTTGTGCATCTGGGGTGTTAGAACTTTGTAATTTTTGCTGAAAATAATCCATACTTCCGCACAAAGAATCGACAATCTTATCAATACTTGTTCCAGCATTATAAGTTGCAGTTTTCTTTTCAAAATCCAAATAATCGTTTCCACGAGAAGTGTTCTTATTTGAA